GGCTGTAAAAGCCCCCGCGCTGGACGGCGAAGCATAGAGGACATCGCCAACACTAAACGCGCTGGTGTCGATTCCGGTGACGTGTCCCCAGACGGTGCAATAGCCGATCTCGCCAGCGTTCGGGAGGTCATGCGCCATCACGCCGAGAATGTACAGGCTTGGTGTTGATCCGTCTGCCAAGTAAGGCGCCACCGACAACACACCACCAGGACCGACGCCAGCAAACCCCACCACCTCGCCCTTGTCGATGGTCACGCCCGTAGCATTCTCAACTCTGGCGTAGACGTTCATGCCGATCTGCTGGAGGACGCCGTAATCCATGCCAAGTTCAAGCGTCTCGTCGGCATCCGACCACGCCAGGCGCCTGATCTTTTGCGCGTGAGGCGCCAGCGGCCTGAAGTCGATGTAATCCACCGCCGCCGATGCGTCCTGTGGCTGCGTGGGAGCGCCTTGGAGCACGCCGAGGCGCTGCGATAGGTCATTGATCAAGGTCAGCGCTTGCGTGGCTCTGGCGCTCGCTGAGGCGTTTCCTTCTTCGTCGATCTCCGACGAAGAAAAACTGTCCACCAATCCAATCAGACGCTCGAATTGTTTGATGGTCTCAAAGTCAGGTATGAAGGCTGCCAACTGATTGCGCGTGACGCGCAGACGGTCCACCATCAGAAGACCAGCGGCTCGAGCCGCCCCTCGAGTCTGGCGATGCTGATATGCGCTTGGCTGTCGCCCTGGAACCGCTGCACGCGCCAATTGCGCATGGCGCCCTGACGGTACCACACCAGACGCTTCAGGCGGTTGCCGATGTACCCACTGAGATGGTCTTGTCCTGGCTCCAGGTCTCGCCGTCCAGCGTATAACTGGTGCGGATCGTCGGCGTAAGGCCAAGCGCTACACGCCCCGTCAGCGCAACCAGCTCAAGCTCATGGAAGATAACGCCCTGCCCTTTGTTGTAGACAATGCTCGTAGCGAACTCCCACCGCACGTCCTCGCCCCAATGGTCGCTCGTCTTGGGGTCAAGGTAGCCGTGTTGAGTCGTCTGCGGGTCAGCCATCAGCCAGCGGTCGTAGCAGTAGACGAAGTTCCGCGCCCGGTACTGTTGATAGCCGTTGATCGCTGTGGTCAGGATGAACCAGACCGGCGTTCCGAGCGCTTCCGACGCGCCGTGGTCGTACACCAGAGAACGGTCAGGCAAGTGAATGTAAAGATGCTGATAGCCCTTGTCGTTGCGGGCCTCGACAATCACCTGGCTTAACTGCTGCGTGCTGTAGCCTTCCAGAATCCGGTCGATCTCTTGCGTGGCAATCTTGCGCGTCTCGCCGTTCGCGCCGATGTGGATGCTTGGCGCCTCGTTGCGTCCGCTACCGACAAACGCCAGCGCGCCGAGGAAAGGCGTTACCGCATGCGTGCCCACTGCACCCTTCTGCATCTGGGCGCCCTCGATGCGCTGGAAGGGAAACAGCGTCCCGCCGATGTTGTCGAACACTTCGATGGTGCTGGTGTTGACGGCATAGACCTCGTTACGCAAGCGAATGACGGCAACCACCGGGTCGGGGTCCGTCTCGCTGCTGGCGTACTTGAAGGGATTGACGCTGAACGGATTGCCAATGTCCGTCACCACCAGGAACTCACCGTCGGTCGTGAAGAAGTAACCATCAATCCACGTCACGTCCAACACCGTACCAAGATCCGGGTCGGTGACTTGCTGCAAGCCGCTGGTGCTGTTCCAGTAGTACAGACGCCCACCAGAAGCGATAGCAAGGCGCTCGAAGTCATAGACGATGGTTACCTGCCCACCGCTGCCAACGTCGCCAAGAACGCTTGTGGTGCCGTCTGCGGCGATGCTGACAAGCTTTGTTCCCATCACCCGGTAACAGACGCCAAGCCACTCGATGCCGCCGCGGTCAATGCCGGGTCCGTCACCAAGCTTGATCAGCCCGTCAGCGGATCTCAAGTAGCTGTTGCTGATGCCGGACGGCTGGACAGTCGGCACCAGGTTGACCGGGAAGCTCACCCGGAAGTCTGGGCCGTTGTCGGTGTAGATGCCAGTCAGAATAGGCAATTCCATCAACGCTTCCTCGCGGTCTTTTCCGCAATCTTTTTGGGCTGCTTGCTGAACTGCTCGCCCTTCTTGATCGACTCGCGCTTGGCTCGGGTCGTCGCGCCGTATTCCTGCGGGCTCAGCGCCTCGCGGGCCTTCTTAGGCAAGTAGCGCTCGCCTGTGGCCTTCGCCCCCTGCGTGGAAGGCTTGCCAGACTTGGTGCCCCATTCCTCTTTCGTCCACTTGCTGAGAGACTTCTGAGTCTTGGTCTTGGCACCAGTATAGCCACCGCCTGCTTTCTCGTATTCTTGCGCAACCAGTTGGGCCTTGCGCGCTGACCACTGCCCCGGCTTGCCGCCCTTGTCGGACGCCATGACGCGCTTCTTGATCTTCTCTCGCAGTTCCGGCTTGGTGTAACTCATGGTCTCACCATTTTTCCTTTGCCGCCCACCATGCCGCGCTCATCTTGCCCTTGGCAATGTTCTTTGCGTGCCGGGCCTTGAAGCTTGCGCGCTTCTGCTTCATCGCTTCAGACTCGCCTTCCTTGGGCTTGCCTGCTGTCTTCGCGCCCTGCTCCCCAAACCGGATCGTCTTTACCTTGTCGCCTTCTTTGGCGACCACGATGTGAGACTTCTTTGGGTGCGAAGGCGTGCGCTTGGGCTTGTTGTAACCCGACACGCCCGCCCTCTCCAGTCTTGGGTCGCGATTCTTCGTCATGCGATGGTGCATCCGTTGTTTGCGAGGACGATCCAGCCGCCAGAACCGCCGCTGTAGAGCAACGTCACAGAGTCGCCCGCGTCGTCAAACGTGATGGTCGAGCCACCGACAAGACCGGCAATGGTCGCAACTGCGTTCTGACCACCATCAACTTCCAACGCAATAACCTTGATTTGACCAATTGAGGCAGACGACATTGTCATTGTCAACGGGCTGACCGCGCCAGTTCTTAAGCATGTAACCACTTTACTGATGCTGATCGCGCCGTCGCTCGTGAGAGTTTCGAGACCGCCAATCAACTTTTCTTCAACGCTGATGCTGGTGGCTGTTGCTGCTCCGAGTGCTGGCGTGACCAGCGTCGGGCTGGTGGCGAACACCAAAGACCCGCTGCCGGTCTCGTCGGTCACAGCTGACTTGAGTTGCGCCGAGGTGGCGACAAGCGTGTTGGATGACAGGTCGATGGTCTTGTTGGTCAACGTCTGCGCGCTGTCAGTCGTCGCCAGTGTTCTGCTGGCCGGAATCGTTGTTCCGTTCAGGGTCGTCGTGCTGGTGGTGGTCAAAGTCGTGCTGGTCAGGGTCGTGAAGTAACCCGGCACCGCGCCGCCTGAGTCGCTGGCGTTGTTGCTGCCGATGCAATACCAGATCTTCTGACTGGCGCTATAGCGCAGCGCGAAGGCGCTGCCAGCGCCGAGGCTGGTGGGCTCACCGACCACATCGATTGCACCGTTACCGCTGACCGTCAGCGCCGTGACAGCCTGCGTGCAAGCGACAATGATCTCTTGCCCGTCCAAGCAGTTCGCGTTAGTCGGCAGAACAACCGTTCCCGCTGCGTAAGGCGCCAGCGGTGACAGGATCAGGAAGGTATTATCTCCTGAGTCGTTCACCTGGACGCTAAAACCAGACGCGGACGGAACCGCCGTCTGCTCTTGGAAGTCCGGCGCGGCATAGGACGCGGCGACCAGATTCAAGAGCGCTTGCAAGCTGGCCTTGCGTGCGTCGCCGTTGTTGGTGCTGTAGACCACCATCTGATCAGCGGTCGAAAGCGTGTTAAGTGAACTTAGCTGGTTGATCGTCGGCATGGCGCGTCCTCAATAATACTCGAGCGGGCCGTCATCGCCCGCCAATACCGGATCAACCGGCTTTTGCAAGAATGGATCGTCGTAGCGCCAGGGCTTGTTGCCTGCGCCGCTTGGCATGGTGCGCGGTAGCTGCTGCTCAGGTGGCATGGCAAACCGCGCCAGCAACTCGCCGTAACTGAATCCGGCTGTGGCCTTGGTGTCTGGCACTGTTGGCACATCTTTGCCAACTTTTGTGATTCCAAATATCCCCTGCACTTTGCGGCAAACTACGCCATCGTCCAAAGTGAACG